TATTAATTCACGATCCGATGGTTTCAAGTGCTTACTCGGCCCCTATTCTTCAGCGATGGAGAAGGCTCTGTTCAAAATGGATTGGTTTATCAAAAAGATTCCTGTCAATGAGCGTGCCGATTATATAATGGATCGTTTATATAAGCCTGGCTCGAAGTATATAGCTACTGATTATACTTCTTTCGAAGCACTTTTTACCCCCGAAATAATGAGGAATGTTGAGTTCCTACTTTATGATCATATGTTGAAAGGTACTTTGAACGGTCGTCGTATCCTTGCTGTAATGCGGCGCACCTTAATTGGACAGAATACTTCCGTCAATAAGTATTTTTCCACTCGCGTTGATGCTAAGCGTCAATCTGGAGAAATGACCACCTCCTTAGGCAATGGGTTTTCAAACCTCATGTTCATGCTGTTTGTGTGCCACGTTTTAGGTTCTAAGTGTGTTGGTGTCGTTGAAGGTGACGACGGACTGTTCCGCGTTGAGGGCATTCAGCCCACCGCGGATATGTTCGCTTCTCTGGGTTTAAACATTAAACTGGAGCTTCATGATACCATAAACACTGCCTCCTTCTGTGGCCAGGTATTCGATCCAGATGAACGTGCTTTGGTCACAGATCCTCGCGAAGTTTTGGCGTCCTTTGGTTGGACCACGCAATTTTACGCCAAATCTCGAGATTCAAAGCTAAAAACTTTGCTCAGAGCAAAGGCATATTCCTATCTTTACCAGTACCCCGGCTGTCCCATATTAGCTTCAATGGCCTCCAATTACCTTAGACTGACTGCAGGTTTTGATGTCCGTTCTTTGGTATCTAAAGGCTTTCGCAATGTTTATGATAGAGAGCTTTTCTTAAATTCTATTAAAATAGATCCCAAAGTCATAATTTCTGTAGGTTCTGCCACCCGTGACTTGGTTGAAAAGTTGTTTCATATCCCTGTCTCATTGCAATTACGTTATGAAGATTATTTCAATAATCTCGAACGCATTGAACCGATACCCTTATGGTTTGATGTCCCTCGGAATTGGTCCCTTAACACTGAGCTTTATGTTAGAAAAGCTGATCTCCACGAC